GTCTCCGACCTGCTCGGCACGGGCACCCTGGGGGTCGGCACCAACGCGGTGACGTACTTCGTGGAGGGTGCCGCAGAAGGCAACTTCGCGACCGTCGCAGAGGGTGGGCAGAAGCCGCAGCTTCATATCGCAGACCCGACGTCGCGCACGGACGCGGCCAAGAAGATCGCCGGCTGGTGGGACACCGCCGACGAGATGATCGAGGACCTCGACTTCTGGGTCTCCGAGATCAACAACCGGGGCCTGTACCTGCTCTCGCAGGTCGAGGAGTCGCAGCTCCTCAACGGTGACGGCACCGGGTCGAACATCCAAGGGCTGCTGGCCCGGTCGGGGATCCAGACCGAGACCCAGGCGGTCGGGCCCGACTCGGCACAGGACGCCATCTTCCGGGCGATGATGAAGGTTCAGACGGCGACCGGTCTGGCCGCCGACGCCGTCATCATCAACCCGGCCGACTACCAGACGCTGCGTCTGGCGAAGGACACCAACGGGCAGTACTTCGGCGGCGGGTTCTTCACCGGTCTGTACGGCGTCGGCGGCGTCGAGTTCCAGCCTCCGCTGTGGGGCCTCAAGACGGTCGTGTCGTCCGCTGTGGCGGCGAAGACGGTCGTCGTGGGCGCGCTGCAGACGGCGGCGACGGTGTACCGCAAGGGCGGCGTCCGGGTCGAGTCGACCAACTCCGACCAGGGCAAGTTCACCAAGGACATCGTCACGACCAGGATCGAGGAGCGCGTGGCCCTGGCCGTTCGCATCCCCGCCGCGGTCGTGAAGGTGACCCTGCTCTAACCCACCGCCGGGCGGGGCTGCGCAGCCCCGCCCGGCGCCCAGCAGAAGGAGGCCCCGATGGCTGACACGCGCAAGGAGTACGAGGTCGACATCAACGGCATGAAGCACGTCATGCTGCTCGACCCGCAGGACGCTGCGTCGCTCTACGGCGACAACGCGAAGGCCAAGGCCGTCAAGGCGCCGGCCAACAAGGCGGCCGAGGCTCCGGCCAACAAGTGAGTCCGGGGTAGCCCGGCCGTTCTGGCGGCCGGGCTACCGCATTTCAGAACCGAGGGGGTTGTGGTGTGGACGAGTTCGCTGCGTTGGGCATGATCCGCGACGAGTGCGGCTGGCACATCGCCCCAGTCCTCGAAACGACACACCGGCTCGACTCGGACGGCTCGAGGCTGGTCGTGCTGCCGACGCTGCGCCTGGTCGGGGTCTCGTCTGTCACGGTCGACGGCCAGCCGGTGACGGACTCCGAGTGGTCCGAGAACGGGATGCTCCGTCTCGCGTCGGTGCCGCCGCGGAAGCTCGGTGCGATCGAGGTCACGATGAGCCACGGGTATGACGACATGCCCGCGATCGTCACGGCGATCACCGCGGCACTGGAGGCCACCGAGGCCGGACCGCGCCGGGAGCAGGTCGGCAGCGTGTCTGCCGAGTGGTCGGAGGCCGGCGCCGTGGGGGTGCTCGACGAGTACCAGATGCGGGCGTTGGACCGGTACCGGTTGGGGCCACGGCCGTGAGGCTGATGCAGCAGGATGTCCCGGTTGTCGTCGTGAAGCCGTCGATCGTCACTGATGCCCGGAACAACGAAACCGCAGACTTCGATGCGCCGCTGTGGACCGAGACCGTGACCCGGTGGCGTGCCCAGCCGGGGGCGTCTCCTGAGGTGCTGGGTGGTCGTGACACGTCGACGGTGGCGTGGTCGCTGTATCTCCCTGCCGGAACGCCGGTGGACGCGTCGTGCCGGGTCACCCTGTACGGCGACGACTACGCGGTCGACGGGATGCCGCAGCGGTGGGACGGGTACACGGCCCGCCTGTCGCATGTCCTGGTGCTTCTGCAGGGGTGGGTGTGATGCCGATCACCAAGATCACGTTCAAGTCCGAAGGTTTCCGGACCTTGAACACGTCCGCCGAGGCGCAGGCGGCTGTCATGGCAGTCGCGGAGGCCATCGCAGCGCGTGCCGGCGATGGGTTCGAGGCGAGGCAGGGGACGACGAAGAACCGCGCCCGGGCGTCCGTCTTCGCTGCGACCCGTGAGGCACAGAAGGCAGAGGCTGACGACAAGGCGTTGACGACCGCACTCGGTGGCGTCTGATGCCTACCCCGGTGGTGCGTGACGCTGTGGCTCACGCGGTGCAGGTGCTCGCGTCGCTGCCGGCCCCGGTTCGCGGGTTCCGCCGCGGGGACCCTGCTGGCAGGGCCGTCATCGTACGCGACACGGGCGGGCCACGGGTCACGCCGGCGCACACCGCCCACCCGTCGCGAAAGATCACGCTGGCGCAGGCTTCGCCCGAGACGCTGGGCGACCCGAAGACCAGCAACCGCCGCACGATCTACAAGTTCATCGTCCCCGACGTGCTGCCGACCTGCCAATTGTTGATGGGCATGACGCAGCTCGAGCCCGGCTGCCTGTGGAACACCATGCCCTGCCATACGCACGACCGGCGCATGGAGGTCTACTTCTACTTCGACATGCCCGCCGACGCCGCGGTGTTCCACCTGTGCGGCGAG